TTGTCTGCTGAGAGACTGATTGTGCCAGTTGGTGCTACGCTGAGGAGGTGGCTGTTGCGGATGCCATACTCACCAATGTCATTGCGTATGTCGCCTGGCAACGTCTGTGCAAAGTCACTGTCTAAGAGCTTGTGGCTATACAGTGGGAATGGGCCCTTCTCTTTCGCCAACTCAATAGACGCACGGTAGCAACCGTCACGAATGGTACGCATGATCTCTTCCATGGTCTTCATAAAGTCAGGGGAGCCATACGGAAAGCCCAGCGCTTCGATAGCATTAGCAAGTCCAGTGACACCCAAGCCCATGCGGCGCTTGTCTTTGGCTTCCTTCTCTTGCTTTGCGAGTGGGTAGGTGGCGCGATCTACCACGTTATCCATTGCACGAACTACATGCGGAATGTCAGCCTTGAGCTTCTCATAGTCGAAGGTTGCTGTGTCGCCACTCTGGATGCCGTTGTGCTTGACGTACTTCACGAGGTTGAAGCTACCAAGGAGACATGCGCCATTAGGTGGCAACGGCTGTTCTCCGCATGGGTTGGTGGCCGCAATGGTTTCACAGTAGTGGAGGTTGTTCTTCTGGTTTATCCTGTCAATGAAGAGGATGCCCGGTTCAGCCCAGTCCCATGTTGAGCGCAAGATGTCATCCCAAAGTGCTGTAGCACTGACAGTCTTATAGACCTGACCCTCGAACACCAAGTCAAAGTCTGTGTCATCCTTAACTGCCTGCATAAATTCATCAGTCACAGCGACACTCATGTTGAACTGTGTAAGATCAGTGCTGTTATTCTTGGCTCGAATGAATGTCTCAATGTCTGGGTGGTCCACTCGCAGTACGCCCATCTGAGCGCCGCGCCTGTGACCTGCCGAAGCTATGGTCTTACACACAGCATCGAAGATGCCCATGAAAGACATTGGTCCACTAGATCGGCTATCAAGGCTCCTAATCAAAGCACCGTGGGGACGCAGAGTACTAAAGTCATACCCTATACCGCCACCAAGCTGCATGGTTCGTGCCGCCTCTGCTGCTGCTGTCATGATGCCGTTCATGCTGTCCTCAATCGTAGAAGACACAAAGCAGTTGTATGGCGTCACAGTGCGAGGGGCACCCATAGCACTCTGGACACGGCCTGCTGGCAAGAACGCCATGTTGTAGAGGATGTCACGGAAGGACTCGAAGTGCTTCTCATCGTCTTTAAGTGCATCAGCGACACGGGTCATTGCTTCCTTGAAGCTCTCGCCAACTGACCTGTATTTCATCTGGTGAATTTCCTCAGAGATACCAATGGTTGGCCCGTATACCTCAGTACTGTTCTTCATAGTTCGTTTCCCTCAATTTGGTTTATACGCATCTCGCAGTAGCGGATGGCTTTCTTTAAATCTGTGATCTCTGATTGTTCTGCGGTCTGGTCATCGTAGGTCTTAGCGCCAGCACGGGAGACATATTTTATGACATTACCCCGCCAAAACTCCATGCCATTCAACATGACATAAGTAATCGGTTCGATGGACCATTTAGTATAGTGGGAAGGCTTTATAATTATGTCATCTGGTTTAAGTTTAGGCACGGCTCAGTATCTCCTCTATTACTGTACGGTTGAGGATACTAACGATGTAGGTATGTGGAGTGCCTCGCACGGCTGGGGTGCCACTTGTTCGTGTCAGACCACCACATTCCATCAGCTTTTTTACAGTCAAGTGGACAGTGCTGTGTCTGTACTTCGCAAGTAGTGGAGCGAGGACAAACTCATCTCCATACGGCACCTCACTAATGGCCTTTGTAATGGCCAAGCTATTGCCCCGGCGTCTGGGGAATGGCTTCAGTCCTTCATTGGTCCACCTAAGATCAGAATTGTGGTTCATGTAGGCACGGTCTATGCCCTTCTCATGCTGTAGCATTGCTTGACCAAGTTTATACTCTTGTGCTGGTGTCATCTTGTTGGCTCCCATAGTTTTACTACCCCTGCCTCATCATCCCAGTCCGTGTGGCGTAGGATTCGAGCAAGCCGCGCTTGGGTCAGCGCGTAGTCGGCATCTAGTTTCTGCTTTTGATAGGCGGCGACCACAGCATCCCATGTCGGGTGTGTGCCCAGCGCCTTTGCTGCTGTTTTTGGCCCGTAGGTAGGACACCCTGCGTAACCATCCGTAGGGTCTCCCGTCAGGGTCTGTGTGAGGAAGTAACTGTCAGCCTCAGATTGGCTAATAGTCATCCTCTCGTTACTCTGAGGCCTGTAGAGCTTACCGGGGATGGACTTCATGTCTTTGTCATCAGACACGATGATGGCCTTGGTGTTGGGGATTGACCCCATGATGCCCATGACATCATCGGCCTCAAGCTCATCGACTAACACATAGTCCCAAGTCTCTTTGACCCACTCGACCATAGCTGAGTAGCCCACAGGCTTGCGTGTCTTCTTACGCGCTGCCTTGTAGGTTGGCTCTACTCCCCGGCGGAAGTTCTTGGAGCCTGAAAGCGTGATGACTACATCGTCTGCACTGAGTGCCTGCTTGAACCCATCGACCATGCTGTTAAACACCCGCTTGGCTGCTGACAGGTCAGTCGAGAGTGACCAGATGTCTTCACCCCAGTCTGTTTCCTCCTCCACGCTAGTGGCAGCTCTGTATAGGTACAAATCGCCATCAATCAGTAGGGTGGGTTGGCTGTAGGATTTCTTTAAGAACGTCATCTATGTCTGCCTTTACTTCCATTCCGACTTCCGTGATGCACCATCGGCGTCCCCAGCTATCGGTATCTACTTTTGTTGTGATGAACCCCTCAGAGGCCGCTATGGCTGTGTGCAACGCCCCGTCACGAGCGAAGTCAGACTTCACGGTGAAAGGGTTGCGCCACGCTCGGTCTAGGACGATGTAGAGAGACACAAGGTTCTCTAAGTAATCATCAATTTCAGTGCGTCTGAGCCCAAGTTCTTCCCACGGTATGCGCTGCGGCGATGGGGAGCTTAAGGTTGAGAGTGCGGCCTGCTTCTTCCGCCATTCGTCGAGAGATATTACCGACATCTTCTGCTACTGCCTCGTTCTTACAGGCAACTTGGATTTCGTCGTGTATCCAGCCCACTATATAGGCATCGTCGCCATGCTGTTTCTTGATTTCGTCATAGGTGAGGAGCACCCACCACTTACTGACTAGGCTCCCGCAGCTCTGTAGTAACTGTGAGAGACACCTGTGCTCTGATCTGATCTTGAGCTTTCGACCATCACAGGTCTTGATGTACCCACGGGCATAGGCTGCTTTTAGGTTCTTCTTGAGTGTGGCAAACGCTGGCACAGCCTTGTCATAGGCATCCTTGAGTTGCTTGCCTCTGGCTCTACCGCCACCAGCTATCTCTCCGATCAGTTGATCACCCCCACCATACAACGTGGCGTAGACCCACGTTTTCGCTTGGTCTCGAGTAGCAAGACCTGCTGCCTGTTGATTGTATGTGTGGATGTCACCTTCGAGTATCTGCTTGGCGTACTCTCCGCCATCGTAAGGGTGCAGATAAGAGGCAAGTGCTCTCAATTCGATTCCAGATAAATCAGCTCCACAGAGCACCCAGCCCTCTGGCACACCAAAGAGACTTCTGCACTCTTTGCCGTATGGAGACCGTGCGCTGGGCACTTGAGCAAGGTTGGGAGATGAATGCGCCGCTCTCGTGCTGGTAGTGGCCAAAGGGTCAATGCGATGCCTAATGCGGCCATCTGCATCCACCTTTTTGAGCCATGCACCATTGCCTTCTGCCAACATCCCAATCCTCTTTTGGATCAGCTTAAATTCAGCAAGCCGCTTGGCTTCTGGGTACGGTAGCTTTCCCAGAACACTTTCATCAATTTTAGCTTGGCCATTCGGAGTAAACTCCTTGGGCTTCCACTTGTACTTATCAACTAGGCAGCGCTGGATGTGAGGGTTGCTGTTGGGGTTGAAGTAGACGGTCTTCTTTTTGACGAACACCTCCCCCGCCTTATAACCCAGTGTCTTGTTGTCACGCTTAGGCAAGAAGTCCTCTGTGACTTCCCAGGCTGGGAACAAGTCCTTGAGGTCTTCTTCGATGACATGACGCTTCTGTGCCAGCTCTGCGTACAGTTCGCCTGCTGCCTTCTCATCAAAGGTCCAACCGTTCTGACCGATCTCATGACAGATAGAAGCCATGCGGTGTTCGAGGTAGACTGCTTGCTCTGAAGGCTCGGTCTTGTACAGGTTCTTGTACAACGCTGCTGTGACTTGGGTGTCTTGGATGCAGTAGGTGAGCATCTCTTCACTGAAAGCATTCCAGCCGCCCTCATAGTCATCCTTGAAGTCTCCAAGGCGCATACCCCAAGCCTTGAGGCTATGGCGTCCCCAAAACTTCTTAGGGAACTTCTCAGCACTCCAGTTGCGCTCTGCATCATCGTTGAACAGTTCGTGGTGGATCATCTTGCTAAGGATCAAGGTGTCTGTGATTTTACCTTTGATCTCAAAGTCAGGGTACACGATCTGTAGGGCAGGGTAGTCGTACAACACAAAGTTATGGCCTATGACTTCATCGGCTGTTGATAAGAGGTGCAACCCATCTTCTATGTTGTGTGGTCTAAACGATCTGACTTCATCAGTGTCTGGGCACCTAAGTACAATGCACCAGACTTTGCTTATGGTGTCCAACAGACCGTTGGACTCTATGTCTGCTATCCAGCGCTGTCCCATTACACACGCCCCCGAAGAGCTTTAGGCTTCTTTGGCTTTGTGTTGTTTGGTGCGCCGCTTGCTGACTTTGCTTTCCTAAATGGGCCAAGAGGGTCAAGGTAAGGTCCAGTGTTGTGGACTTTTACTTTTGGCATCTTCATACTTTTTAACTTGCTCATCGGTCATCACCCGATCCACCAATTTTACCACGAGCCGCTCTACTTTCGAGCTTCTCAAGGTTCATTTGGGCTACTTCGTTGAGACTTATGTTGAGGTCTTTGGCCAACATGGCGCAGTACCACAAAACATCTCCAATCTCATCCGCTATGGCTACTCTGTCAGAACCCGGTAGATCGCTAATTTCACTGAAGGTTATTTCCTTATCTCTAATGAGCTTCTTGATCTTACCTAATACTTCACCAGCTTCATTGGATAGGCCCAAGGCCGGGTAGATGACTTTCCAGCGATAGATGCCAGTCTTGGAGGCTTCAGCTTGGTAGGCGTTCATTGATAGATTGTTACTCATGTTCTCACCTTCCAAATCGTCTGAACGTAGCCT